ATAAGTTTGTACCTTATTCGACTATGGGAATCATGGCCAAAGAGCTAGAAATGACTCAAATGGTACAATTGCTACAAGCGATACCAAAAGATTCACCTGCTTTTAATGTGATTCTATTAGCTATGATGCAAAATTCTTCTATTCATAATAGAGATCAGATTGTTCAAGCTCTTATGCAAGGTAATGAGCCTAATCCAGAAGAACAACAAATGCAACAAATGGCAATGCAATTACAAGTTCAAAAAGCACAAGCAGATATTCAAAAAACACTTGCTGAAGCTGAAGAAGAAAAAGCTAAAGCTATTAAATGGCAAGCAGAGGCAATGTCTAATCAACCTAACGAGATTGATATTCAAGAGAAGATACTTAAACTTCAAAAGGATGCTATTGGTCTTGAGAAAGTTGCAGCCGATATTGAGAATAAACGCAGTGAAACGGCAAGAAACATTCCAGAGGTAGATCACCTCAAGAGTGAAACCATATTAAATTTAGCAAAAGCAAGAGAAGCTGGAACTAAATCAGTAATTAACGGAAATTTCCAATAAAAAACATCTATGGCAAAAACAGATGAGGATTTTTTATCCGATAGGTTGAAGATGATGGAGTCAGATGGCTGGCTCGATTTAATCCAAGACCTCAAGAACATTGAACGTAGTGTTGCAGACGTTAACACTATGCAAGATGAAAAGGACCTTTGGGAAGCCAAGGGTCAGTTGCGAATTTTAAACTTAATTCTAAGTTTAGAAAACACAACAAAACTCACTTTAGAACAATCTCAATAAGACCTTTCTAGGCTCTTTGCCGAGACTCTAAATCTTATATAACTTCATAACCCCTTCAGGGGCGAGGACAGACCAATGACGATAGTTGTAGACAATGACGCTTCAAGCGTTGAAAACCAGGTAACAGAAAATCAAGAAGTAGAATCACAAGTAGTTGAAGCCTCAGTCGAGGAAACCAAACAAGCAACCGAACCTGAATCTAATATTCCTGAAAAGTATGCTGGTAAATCTCTGGACGATGTAATAGAAATGCACCAAAACGCAGAGAAAGCAATAGGTAAACAAGGACTAGAAATAGGCGAACAACGAAAGCTAGTTCAAAGTTTAATTGAAGCACAAAATGCTACGCAAACTAGCAAACCCCAAGAAGAAACAGTTAATTTTGAGGATCAATTTTATGCAGACCCTGCCGAAGCAGTCAACTCTGCCATAGAAAACCATCCCCAAGTAATTGAAGCACGAAAAGAACGACAAGTTCAGCAGCAACAACATCAAGTTGGCGTGTTAGAAAAAGCATATCCAGACTGGGAAAAGCGTGTCGCAGACAAGCAATTCCAAGATTGGGTAGGTGAATCAAACATAAGAACCGAGATGTTTCGTAAGGCAGACTCTGATTATAGGCCAGATTATGCGATAGAGCTTTTTGATATGTATGACAAAGTCAATATGATTGATAAAACAAAAGAAGTTCAAGAGCAAGAAAGTCAAAAAAGAGAAAAGGCATTACGACAAACGACTTCTGAAACCCGATCAAGTGGTGATTCTGTTGGAGGCAAAAAAATCTACCGTAGAGCTGATTTAATCAACCTACAGGTAACAGACCCTAACCGTTACGCATCATTGGCTGATGAGATCCAGTCAGCGTATGCAGAGGGAAGGGTTAAGTAATCATATAACAATAATAGGAGAAAGTTAAATGGCTTTAGGAACAAACCAAGTCACAACTACTATTGCAGGTAATTTCATCCCCGAACTATGGTCGGATGAGGTGATCGGGGCCTACAAAGCAAATTTAGTTGTCGCTAATTTAGTTACTAAGCTAAACCACAAAGGAAAAAAGGGAGACACAATACATATCCCTGTTCCAGCGAGAGGTTCAGCTAGTGCTAAAGCAGCAAACACACAAGTAACATTATCAGCAGCAACTAATACTGTGATTGATGTTAGTATAGCTTCACATTATGAGTATTCAAAGCTCATAGAGGATATTGCCGAGGTACAAAGTTTAGCGTCAATGAGGAAGTTCTATACAGCAGATGCTGGCTACGCTTTAGCTAAACAAGTCGATACAGACTTAATTAACCTTGCTGAAGGTTTCCAATCTGGCACAACTACAGATAAGTCTTATGACACTGCTGTAATTGGTTCAGATGGCTCAACAGCATTTACAGGTACAAATGAGGCTGATATTACCGATGCTGGTATTCGTGCCATGTTACTTACGTTGGATAATGCAGATGTACCGATGGATAATCGTGCATTAATCATTCCACCTGTAGCAGCTAACGACTTACTAGGTATCAACAGATTTACTGAACAACAGTTCATTGGTTCTGGTGATGCTATTAAGACAGGTAAGATTGGTCAAATCTACGGTGTTGATGTGTATATAACAACAAATGCCCCAACTGTGAAATCATCTGGTGGTACTGGTGATTCAGCAGCAGGAACAGAGAGAGTTGGAGTGCTTATGCACAAAGATGCCTTAGTTCTAGCTGAACAAGTAGGTGTTCGTACACAGACACAGTATAAGCAAGAATATCTAGGTGATCTATTTACTGCCGACACAATTTACGGAGTTAAAGAGCTTCGTAATGATGCAGGAATAGCTTTCGTAGTACCAGCTAGTTAATAGCTAAAAAACTTAATCCCCCTTAATTGGGGGGTTAAACAACCGAGATTGCTCAATTAAGAGAATCTCATTTTTAATAACTCGCTTAATAAAAGGAGAAAACAATATGAATGATTTAACAATAAACAAAAACTGGGTTGAGACTTTTGACCCTTTTAAAAACTTAACAGTAGGTTTTGATGATGTATTTGAACAACTATCAGAACTATCTCGTTTTGAAATACCAAAATATCCACCTTACAACATAAAAAAGACAGAGGGAAATAAGTATCAACTAGAGATGGCATTAGCAGGATTCTCAAAAGTTGACTTAGATGTAGAAGTTAAAGACAACACTTTAACAATCTCTGGAAACAACTCTGATAAAGAGGATAGTGGTTTTATATATAAAGGTATAGCACAAAGAGCTTTCACAAGACAATGGGCTTTAGTGGACTACCTTAAAGTATTTAGTGCTAAGTTCAAAGACGGTGTTCTTGTGGTAGATATGGAATTAGATTTACCTAAAGATAAAGAACCAAAGAAAGTAAAAATCAAATAAACATTAGCCCCTTCTTACGAGGGGGTTTAACAGAATTAAATATGCCAATCTACGATTATAAATGTAAAAACGGACATACCTTTGAGGAGATGTGTTCAATCAAAAACAGAAGAGAGGCTAAAAAATGTACAGAGTGTGGCAAAAACGGATACTTTGTTATATCTGTCAGCAAATATAAACCTACATTTGGCAATGCCGATAGGTTTTGGGAACTTCGTGAAAAAAAACGATTAGGAAAATAATGGATATATTTAAAGACACTACTGAATCTTCTACAGCAAGCCTTTTAGAGATAGATCGCTTTAAAGCAAAAATCTTGGAGATATGGTCAAGGATGCTTGAAGATGTTTACTCTCAAAATTACACAGATGATGATGAAGATAGCCCATCTAGGGAGGAATTTATACAGGCTAATGCTCTTAAATTCTCTGACGAGCCAGAAGCAGAAACAGAACTAGATTCTCTTATGGATATGCTTGATGGCCTTTTAGAAGATGATGAAGAACATGAAGATATTAAATCAGATGGTAAAGCACCAACATATAGTAAAGGAAATCTTAAAACACACAATGAAAAAGGAAAGGTAGAGGCAACAACTTATGAGTTTAACAAAAAGACTACAAAAACTCCAGGCGATTCTCATTCTCGAATTAAAAGTAGTTCGTATGAGGGTGTTCAAACTGGTAGACCGACTAAAAAGAAAAATGCAAAAGTGTTCAAAAAATATTCACCTCTTATTGAACAGATCAAAGAAGAAGTTAGGTCTTTAGCAGACAGACAAAGAATAGGCCGAAGAAAAATGAGGTTTAGACTTTAATGGCAAAAATGTTTTGGAGAAAGAAGAAAACTCTGGCAATGCTTACTAATCGTAGGCAATGGCAAAGAGATTATGACCCTTTAGAAACTACAGCTTTAGAAATAGAATTAGAACAAGGTGGTTATTTAGTAAGAGAATCCTCAATATCGTCAGCACCAACATACATAATTACGGAGTAAAAAATGGCAACAGTTAAAGTATCGGCATTAACAGAATTAACTACAACAGACGGAGCAGAAGAACTACTCGTTAATGATGGTGGAACATCTAAGAAAGTTACTATTGCCAATCTACTACACGATGAATCGATAGATAGCGACCACTATGTAGACGGAAGTATTGATAATGCTCACCTAGCAGACGATGCTGTGGATTCAGATGAATTAGCAGCAGGTGCTGTTGATATAGCACACTTATCAGCCACAGGTACAGCAGGTTCTTCTAATTTTCTTAGAGGGGATAACTCTTGGGTAACTCCAACAGATACAAATACTATGGGTAGTGGATTCACAGTATCAGCAACAACCGATACTACTCCGACTACTATAACTCAAGGCGATGACCTGATGTTTACTGCTGGCACAGGTATTACTACTGAAACAACCGCAGATGGAACTGTAACTATTACCAATACTGTTTCTGGTGCGAGTACAGCAACCTCTAGTGCTACGGGAGTTGTAAAGATAGAAGATGATACTGAACAAACTGTTGCTGCTAATACTGTAAGTGCCACAGCAGGTAAAACCTATGGCATACAGTTAAACTCTAGTGACCAAGCAGTTGTCAATGTGCCTTGGACTGACACCGATACTAATACCAATCAATTAACAACATTTACTGTATCTGCTACAACAGATAGTAACGCAACCACTATATCTCAAGGTGATGACTTAATGTTCACAGCAGGTACTGGAATCACTTGTGAAACTACTGCTGACGGTACTGTTACTATTGCCAATACAGTTACAAATACAGATACCAAATGGGATGGTGGTGCGACAGGCTTAACAGCAGGTACAGGTAGGACATCTTTAGGTTTAGTTATAGGCACAGATGTACAAGCTTATGATGCCGATACAGCTAAACTTGATACTGACCAATCTTGGTCTGGTTCTCAAAGAGGTACACCCTCTACTGTAACAGATGGCACGCTAGATTTAGATACTGCTAATAACTTTCAATACACTCCAAGCGGTGCTGATGACCTTGAATTTTCTAATGAGGAAGCTGGGCAGTCTGGCTTTGTTAAATTAATCAATCCATCGGGATATGTTATTGGTACAGGTAGTGAGGTGAAGAAAGGTTCTAGTTGGGATGTATCCACAGCAGGTACTTATCTGGTTTCTTATTATTGTGATGGCACAAATGTTTACGTTTCGGCAAGTGAGGCTCTAAGCTAATATGGCAGTTCTTAATACAGGTTTAGCAAAGACATCGGCTGGTGGCTACACGATAGACCAGAGTCTTAGGTTTAATAGCGGAGATAGTGCTTGTTTAAGTAAAACTTTTGGAACAGCTACAAATAGAAAGATATTTACTTGGAGTGCTTGGGTTAAACTAAGCGATATAGCTACTGAACATTATCTTTTTTCAGCAGGAACAAGCGGTACACAGAATGATGCTTTCTACTTTTCTTCTAATAAGTTTGATATTGGTTCATATTCTTCAGGGTATGATTTTCGACTTCAGAGTACGCAATTGTTTCGTGACTCAGGTGGATGGTACAACCTTGTTGTCGCAGTAGATACAACAGATGCAGCAGCAGGTAATAGAGTAAAAATGTATGTTAATGGTTCTAGGGTAACAGATTTTGCTATAGAAACAAATCCTGCACTAAACGATGAATTTCATATAAACGCTGCTGAAGCACATTATATATCAAGAAGTGGATATACTACTAGTGGCTATATGAATGGTTATATGGCAGAAGTACACTTCATAGACGGTACTGCCTTAACCCCATCTTCATTCGGTGAAACAGATGAAGATTATGGACATTGGAAACCTAAAGCGTATGATACTGCTGATGGTGCTTATGGTACTAATGGTTTCTATCTTGATTTTTCAGATTCGGCTGCTTTAGGCGATGATGCTGCTAACAGTAATGATTTTACAGTAAGCAATCTTACTACCTCTGACCAAATGCTTGATTCACCTACGAATAACTTTGCTACGCTTAATCCCCTAGCTACTGCTAATTTTGTACCCACCTATGCAGAAGGAAACCTAAAGGGTATTGCTAATACTACAAATTCTAGTGACCCACCGA